ACGAAGACCCGCTACTCGACCCAAGACTGGGACGCGTTCAAGGAGTTCATGAAAGAGAATGACGCCCTCGATCTGTTGGAGAAGCGCATTGCGCAGACCAACATGGCTACCTTCCTGCAGGAAAATCCGACCCTCGTACCGCCGGGTCTCAATAGCAATAGCGAGTACGCAATCAGCGTACGCAAACCAACCAAATAACCAAAGGAAAATCAAATGAGTAATGTTGCTCTCTTCAACCCCGGCCAAGTGCCGGCCTTCGCTCGCAAAGCCGAGTTGTCTGACATGGCTAAGTCCCTCGCAGGGGGCGGTGGCGGTGGTGGACTTCGCGTCAGCATCAAGGGCGGCGTGTTCCGTCTGGTCAACAACGGCAAAGAGGTGACGGCAATTGATGACCGCCATCTGGACATCGTGCTGGTCAAAGCAGCCCCCAAGGTAGCGCGAGTGTTCTACGCCAAGAGTTACGACTCCGAGAACACATCGGGTCCAGACTGCTGGTCACCTGATGGCGACACGCCCAGCAACGAGTCCACCAGCAAGCAGGCTTCGCGCTGCTCTGAGTGCCCCAAGAACATAGCTGGCTCAGGTCAAGGTCAGAGTCGCGCATGCCGGTATCAGCAGCGTCTGGCTGTGGTGCTCGAGAACGATATGAGCGGGGGTGTGATGCAGTTGTCGCTGCCGGCTACGTCCATCTTTGGTAAGGCAGTTGAGGACAACCGTCCGCTGCAAGAGTATGCCCGCTGGCTCGTCGCTCAGAACATCAACCCCGAGGCTGTCGTCACCCGCATGCGGTTCGACACCAAGTCAGAGAGCCCCAAGCTGTACTTCAAGGCGCAGCGCTGGCTGTCAGACGACGAGTACGAAACCATCTTGGAGCAAGCGGCTTCCGATGACGCACTCAAGGCCGTCACGATGACCGTGGCGAAGATGGACAACGTAGTGTCGAAGCCCCTCGAGTTGGCCGGCAAGCCCCCCGCCAAGGTTAAGCCCATCCCTGCTCCCGTAGTGGAAGAGGAAGAAGAGGCTCCGCCCCCACCCCCCAAGGCCAAGCCAGCCGCCAAGGCCAAGCCTGCTCCCGCACCCGTAGCGGAAGACGAGCCTGATGAGCCCGTCGTGCGCCAAGAAGCCCCCAAGAAACCCACGGCCCCCGCCAAGGGTACGCTGGCTAGTATGGTCAGCGACTGGGATGATGAGTAGCCCTTTAACCTGTAGGGCTATTGCCCTACTTTGGAGAAACTATGAAACAGTACAACACTAAGGTATCCCGCGAAGAAGTGGGGGCACTTCTTGCGTATGACCCGCAGACAGGGTTGTTCACCCATAAGGTGAATGGGCACAAGCGCAAAGCAGGCGCGGTTACGGGCCGTCTCGACACCAAAGGATTGGGGCGAAGAAACAACGCTATTCGCTTGGTTTTTTTGACACTTTGGAAGAAGCTGAAGAAGCCTACACCGAAGCCAAAAAACAACTCCACACTATTGAGTAGCTAAGTTTCGGGGGGAAAGCGGGAGACGCCTCGCTCTCTACCAATAGACTGGTGCCGTTCACAAGGAGAGCACCGTTAGTACCCCCACCTATTCCTATGGCCTACCAACCACACCTAATTGCGCTGATCAAGGCACAGCGCCTAACCCTTGGCGTTCGCCTCGGACGCTGGGCTGTGTTCCTTGATTTGCCCGCTGCCAAGATTGCACTAGCGATAGGCGCTACCCGCCAGTCCGTGTACAACTGGATGAAAGGCGGCGAAGTATTCGTTGCGTACCGCCCTGCGGTTACGCGTGTCATTGAATGTATGCAGTCGTCCAAGACGGCTGAAGAAGCATGGGGGAAGATATGCACGGAATTCGACCTGAGAACTTGAGTGATGCAGAGCTTGTGCGTTACGCATGGCTAACCGGCCCCGCACAACTTACCCCTGATTGGGTTGCGGAATTGATCAAGCGCCTTGAGCACAAGCTCGACGATCTGAAATAACACAAGGAACGCAATGAAACCGCTTGAGTTTCTAGCGGATGTTCTGCCGTCTCCGGGTCACGGATGGTACTGTGCGGCGGAACTAAGCTCATCAAAAAAAGAGCACGTGTTTGTTGACGGTGTCGACGCGGTGAAGCCCACGATCAAGCGCTGGCTTGATCGCAAACGCGACATCTACTTTGCACTGGCAACATTCAAAGACAACGTGGGGGGCCGCAAGGCTACCAACGCGGCCTACATCAAGGCCATCTTCATCGACATGGACGGCTACGCATCCAAGAAGGCTGCAGCACTGGCGCTGTCTGAGTTTCTGGAGAAGACAGGATTGGACGAGTTCGGCACGCCGCACATCGTCGGCTCTGGTGGGGGCCTGCACTGCTACTGGGTACTGACAGCACCCGTGGACATCGCGACATGGAAGCCGATAGCGGAGAACTTCAAACGTCTGTGTAAACAGGAGGGTCTAAATATTGACCAGACGGTCACTGCCGACGCAGCGCGGGTGCTGCGCATACCTAGTACGTACAACTTCAAGAAGAAGTATCCTGAGCCACGCCCGGTTCAGTTCCTTGCGCAGGGCAGCGGGCCGATTGATCTGAAGCGCTTTGGCGCAACGATCCGTGGGTTGTTGACAGCGGCGTTCGCGCCGGCCAGCAATGCGTTCGTGGCGACCAGTGTAGATTTGCCCGGAACCCGGCCAAGCAAAGCACAGACTGCACGGTCTGCTGCAGCAGAAGCCATGATGAACAACAGCGTCACACGGTTCGAGCCTATCTGGATAAAGTCCGAGAAGAGCATGGGGTGCGGGCAGCTTGAGTTCTACATAAAGAACGCGGAGCAAGACGGCATGGAGCCGCTGTGGCGTGGGCTGCTGTCATGGGCCAAGGTGTGCGACGACGGACTGGAGCACTCCACCAAGCTGACCGCTCTGCATCCGTACACCATTGACCGGATGCACCAGAAACTGTCAGAGATCAAGGGGCCGTACCCCTGCATCAAGATGGACAGCGAGAACCCGGGCGTGTGCCCCAAGTGTCCGCACTGGGGTCAGATCACCAACGCGCTGGCGCTGGGGCGGGAGGTACGCACTGATAACCGGGAGAAGGAGATAGAGATCCCGCTGCAGGCGGGGGACGACACCACAGTCGACATGGACGCGGAGTACCTACAGGATGACCTGACAGAGGAGTCAGACGAGTCCTCGACACCGCAGAATGTCCGCACTCGAAAAGCAACGCGCCCAACCCCACCACGCAACTTCAGCTATGGGGAACACGGCGGCGTGTTCGTGGATATCAAGGAGAAAGACGCTACCGGCGTGGAGATCAAGACACAGGTATCGGTACTACCGTATGACCTGTTTGTCGTCGACATGCTGCGTATGGATGAAAAGGAGCACTATGCACACTTAATGGCAATCAAGAAGATAGGCCAGACTGGCGAGTCCAAGCTGACCGAGTACACCCCCGTCATCATGCCGAGTAAAGCGGCAGTATCAAAAGAGGAACTAATCAAATGTCTAGCATCACACAACATCTACGCTGCAAGAGGGGCCGTCATGGACGGTCACCTCTATAACTACGTGAGGGCCTGTATCGAGGAGTCCGCGCTGTTGCGCAAGGCGGTGGACGTTCCTATTCAATTTGGCTGGCAGAAGGATCGCTCCTTCGTTTACAACAACCGTGTGTTCCGTCGCGACGGCACAGAGATCCCAGTCCCGATGCCCGGGCTGGAGAACATCAACCGCGGCACCAACAGCAAGGGCACTATCGAGGGCTGGCGCAAGCCGTGGCAGTTGCTGATCGAGAAGAAGATGGACACCATGCTGGCGCTCTGTCTGGACAGCTTCGGCTCTCCGCTCATGCAGTTCTCGGACTACGAGGGCTTTGTCTGGCACATCGGCTCGACGGGCTCCGGCACGGGCAAGTCGCTGACGCTCAGCTTGAAGGCCGGCGTCTGGGGGCATCCCATCCGCTATCGCACAGGTAAGGGAACATCGCCGGTTGCCATGCAGCAACGCGCTGGACTGCTCAACAGCATGCCGCTACTGATCGACGAGATCACTACCAAGACCCGCAACGATACGGAGTGGGCTCCAGCGTTCATCTTCGATATCTCTGAGGGGCAAGGCAAGGAGCGCATGGAGTCGGGTACGAACAAGGAGCGTATCAATAACAGCACGTGGGCGCTAACCTGTACGCTGACATCCAACACGCACATGACCGACATCCTGACGGGTGCTCGAAAGCATTCATCTCACGGTGAGATGATGCGTATGCTGGAGTGGACGCCCTCCAAGGAACTGGAGTTCAGCGAACGTGAGCGCTTGACGCTCAAGGAACTGCGCCGGAACTACGGCGTGGCGGGTGAAGCGTGGGTGCGGTGGCTGGTGCAGAATCAGGAGATTGCCCGGGCAGTGTGGCTGCGGACTCACGAGGAGCTACGTGTATTGCTGGGGTTCACCGATGAAGAGCGGTACTGGCATGCGGCCTGTACGTCGACGGTGGCGGCAGGCATCCTGATCGGCAGCAGCTATGCGAATCTGCTGGACGTACCGATCAAGTCTGTGATCAAAGCGCTCAAAGCTTTGGTGGTAGATGCCCGGATCGCACACGTGAAGTCAGCCCGCAATGCCGAGGATGTGCTGAACACGTTTACCCGTGAGTACTATGGTCGGTTCGTGGTTGTGCGCAAAGACGCCCACAACAAGCTGCTGGCTGAGATGGGGCGCGATGTGACTGGCAAGACCAGCACGCGGAACACGGTGATGGCCCGTATTGAACATGGTACGCGTCACGCTGGCTTCGTCGAGTACTACGTGGAGGAGCAGATACTCAAGCAGCACTGCGCGTCAATGAGCTTCGGGTTCTCGGACTTCCGACGACAGCTTGAGGCTATGTCTGAGGAGGGCTACAACGTGCGCTTTGGCATCAAGAAGGATATGCTGGCGTACACCGACGGCCCGTCACTCAGGGTGAATGTGATGCACATCAGCATTCCGAAAGACCGCTACGATGGCATGGAAGATAGCCTTCCCTTGGGAGAAGCTTGAACCGGGGCAGGGGTTTTTTGTCCCCTGCCTTGATACGACCCGCGTGCTTGAGGCGGGGCTACGTGACGCTCTCTCCTGTCGCATAAACGCTACGGCCACTCCGGGTATTCGGAGTGGCCTGATTGGAGTTTGGTTCAGTCGACTTTCTTAGCTGAGTCTGTTGCTTGACGCACCGTCTCCGCAAGGCGGATCTTCATCTGCCGCGTCTCATCCAGCTTGGCGCGTTTCTCTTCGCCGCTTAGGTTAGATGCCCGGATGGCGTTCTCAAACTTGGTGATCTGCTGCATGTTCGAGATGAAGTAATCCGCTACGCCGGCCTGTGCAAATTCATCGCTGCGCTTGCTAATCAGTTCCTTGGCTTCCGCAAC